GCCGGTAAGGCTTCAGGTGGTGGTTTGAATGGTGCCGCAGGTGGTGGTACATATAACCTCGAACTCGACTCCGATGGTCGTTGGAGTGCTGAAAAGTTCCGTGGTTTGACCTTCCAAATCGAGCGCGAATGCAACGTAGTAGGTGCTGAGACTCGTCGTGGTAAGGGTAACTTTATCATCACAAGTCCAGACGTTGCTGCTGCCCTCAGTATGAGTGGCTTGCTCGACTTCTCCCCAGCTTTCAGTGGTGCTCTTAACACAGACGTTAATGGTAACACCTTCGCTGGTACACTCCACGGTGGACGTATCAAGGTTTACATTGATCCATATTCAATGCCAACCCACACAGAAACCTTCTCACCAATCAATTTCGTATGCGTAGGATATAAGGGAACAAGTCCATACGACGCTGGTCTCTTCTACTGCCCATACGTTCCATTGCAAATGGTAAGAGCCGTTGATACAGGTACATTCCAACCAAAGATTGGTTTCAAGACCCGTTATGGTATGGTAAGTAACCCATATGTTCTCAACGCCAGTAACCTCCCAGACGCAGAAGTATTGACCCGCAGACGCAATCAATACTACCGCATCTTCCGCGTTGACGCTCTCCACGGTAACGACGCTACATATAACCCAACCACTAACTAATAATTAGTGTGTAAACTAACGAGTAGAGGGTTCCGAAAGGAACCCTTTATTCTTTTATAGATACTATTATGAGCAATCTAATAACAAACGCAATACAAAGACAGCCAAAGTCGATCAACCCAATGCAGTTGAACGAATATAAAATGGTATTGCATAGAACTCCTCATATAGTTTATTTCTGTCAGTCAATCAACCTACCCGGTATCCAATCTAGTCCTATATCGCAGCCTAGTCCCTTTGCCACCGATATAAAGAGGACTCCAGGCAAGGTAACGCATGATGATTTAAATGTTAAATTCATTGTAAATGAAGATATGTCTAATTGGCTAGAATTGTATAATTGGTTGAGAACGATAACTCCAATCGATACATTCAATAATCAAGTTCAAGAAACACAAAGATTTTCTGATATTTCAATAATAGTAATGAACAGCAAGTCTTTAGGTTTATTGCATTTCACATATAGAGATTGTTTTCCTTTGGCAATATCTGGATTAGATCTAGACAGTACTGTTAGTGATATTAATCCTGCGATTGCTGGAGTAACATTTGCATACAGCGGGTTTACAGTAGAAACCCTCAGACAGAACATTTAATTGCTTTTTACTTGATGTGTGATATACTCCCAATAGGAGATTTTATGCTATTTGATGATATTAAAAAGATGGCGGATGTTGATTTGAAGTTCAATGAATCTGAACTGGATACGGAGTCTCTACGCATTCCCCAGTTACATGGTAAATATTTAAATATGCTGTACGATGAGAAACTTGTACTACGCAAATGGAAAAATGAACTGGGACAACTTTTAAAATTAAAGTGGGAATACTATACTGGCAAAATGTCAGAAGAACAATTAAAAGAACTGAACTGGGAGCCATTTCAGTTGCGTATTCTCAAACAAGATGTTGAATTGTACATGGAATCTGATGCAGATCTAAATCAAAAAAGAGATAGAGTATTTGTACAAGAAGAAAAAGTAAACTACTTAGAATCAATTATCAAAATGATTTCTAATCGTCAATACCACATACGAGACGCCATTACTTGGCGTAAGTTCATAAATGGAGAATCATAATTGTCCTAAATAATAGGACATGAGTGATTTAATAATTGAACCAGTTGATTCTGTTTATATCAAGGTAAAGTGTGAAAAAGGATATGCTAAAGAACTTTCCGACTTTTTCACGTTCAAAGTGCCTGGTCATAAATTCATGCCTGCGTTTAGGAATAAAATGTGGGATGGACAGATCAAACTGTACAACATCTATAAGCAAGAAATCTATGCCGGATTGGAAGATTATGTCATCCAATTTGCAAAAGATAGATCGTATAACATTGAGAGACGCGAAACTCCAAAGAAAAATTCGATTACTCCTGATGAAGTCGTAAAGTTTGCAAAACTTTTAAATATCCCATTCAATCTTCACGATCACCAAGTAGAAGGCATCTGTCATGCAATTAACAATGATAGATGTCTTTTGCTTTCTCCAACTGGTTCCGGAAAGAGTCTTATCATTTATACTTTGGTAAGATACTATCTTGATAGAATCAATCCTAAAAAGAAAATACTAATCATTGTTCCAACTATTTCATTAGTTACACAAATGTATTCGGATTTCTTTGAATATTCAAAAACATCCGAATGGAAACTGCGGAAGTATTGCCACAAGATACATGGTGGAGAGGAAAAAGAAACAGACAAGCAAATAGTAATCTCAACTTGGCAAAGCATTTATAAGATGTCAAAAACTTACTTTGATGAATTCGAAGTAGTAATAGGTGATGAATGCCATTTGTTTAAATCAAAATCACTAACAGCGATAATGACCAAACTTACAGGTTGTCCTTATCGCATCGGTACAACTGGTACTTTGGATGGAACATTCACCCATAAACTAGTAATAGAAGGACTGTTTGGAAGAGTCCACAAAGTCACCAGTACAAAAGAGTTGATGGATAAGGAACTATTATCCAAATTAAATATTGATTGTATTGTTTTAAATTATCCACCAGAAGTAAAACAAAGTTGTAAGAAATTCAAATACGCAGAAGAAATTGACTGGTTGGTGCAAAATCAAAAGCGAAACGAATTCATTTGTAATTTGGCAGAAAGTTTAAAGGGAAATACTCTAATACTATTTCAGTTTGTAGAAAAACATGGAAAGGTATTGTACGACATTTTGCAAAAAATGAACAATAAGAAAGTATTCTTCGTACATGGTGGTACTGAAGCCGACGATAGAGAAATGATAAGAAAGATTGTAGAGAAAGAAGAAAACGCCATTATTGTAGCATCATATGGTACATTCAGCACAGGTATATCCATTAAACGACTACATAATATTGTGTTCTCTTCTCCATCTAAGAGTAGAATACGGGTGTTACAAAGTATTGGAAGACAACTTAGAAAATCGGAATTTAAAGAAAAAGCAAAGTTGTATGATATAGCGGATGATTTGTCTTGGAAGTCTCATCAAAATCACACGCTTAGACATTTTGGTGAAAGACTTAAAATATATGAACACGAAAAGTTTGATTTTCGTAAAATAGTAATATCGATAGAGGAGTAAATATGGATTCAGAATATAAAGTGCTAAAACTAACAAACGGTGATAGCGTTATTACGGAAATAAGTTCTACTTCCGAAAAATCAATATTTCTCCATAGACCTATGGCATTTAAGACAGTAATGATGATGGATGAGAATATGAATTCTACCGAAGTTCTTTTATTAAAGAATTGGGCAGAGTATTCAGCCGATACTGATATAGAAGTACCATTAAATTCTATTATGACATCATGGAAACCCGATGTTCTATTATTAAATTGTTATGAGATGGAAAAGATAAAACAAGACGCTCCGGAGATATACAAACTTTTAAAATCAAAAGATAAAAGTTTGCCTCCAGTAAATCCAAACATAATGCCAATGCTGCCTGGAATGCCCGGTTTAATTCCACCCACTCCCAAAAACATTCCAAATAATATGGCAAATTTTAATTTAAATTTACCAATGGATGTTGCTAAACAATTGATTGAATTTTTGGAATCACAGGGAATAGATTTAATTGGACCTGACTTTTCTGATAATGATTCATCTGAAGATATATCTGATGAAGAAATGATAGACGAATTAACAGAAGATCAGGGGTTTGGAAATAATCTAGATGACTGGTCATCTGATCCCCAAGACTACCTCAAGTAATATATTGCAGGGCCCGGTATCCACCGGCACTGAGAATTATAAGGGGTTTCGCAAATCTGTCAAGACAAAAATATAGGAAATCGCTTGCTTTATGCGAGCGTTGTAGTATCATACCCACAAGCGGAGAACATTATGAAAAAGAACAAAAAGAAAAAGAAGAAGCAAGAAGAAGTTATAGAAGAGCCTCTTCCTGAAGAAGTAATTGAAGAAATTCAAAAGAAATCACATTACATCAACAATAAAATGTTTTTTGATGAAATGGTTGAATGGAAAACAAAAGTAAACGAATCAAAAGAGGTTGGAGATCCCATACCACCAGTAACTCCGTATATTGGTCAATGTTTTATGGAAATTGCTGAAAATTTGGCAAAGAAACCAAACTTTATGAATTATCCATTTAAAGACGATATGATTGGTGATGGGGTTGAAAATTGTTTGATGTATTGCTCAAACTTTGATCCCACTAAATCAAATAATCCCTTTTCTTACTTTACCCAAATAATTTACTATGCGTTCTTGCGTAGAATTCAAAAAGAGAAGAAACAAACATTAATTAAATACAAATACCTAAAGTCTTTGGATACAAAAGGTGATTTATCTGAATACTTAAAGCATATGGGTATAAGTGAAGATGAAGAAAATTATTTAAAAACATTAGATGAAGAGACACCCAAAAAGCCAAAAAATAAAAAGAAAAATCGCAAGAGTCTAATAATGGAGGATGAATGAAAATAGCATTTTTGGCTGATACTCATTTTGGTGCTAGAAA